AAAAATTTCCCAGCAGCTTGTGTCAAAGTTCGAGAATCGGGGCGGCAAGTCGATCCCGCGCTGGTTAGGCTATGTGCAGCGCGCGATGGCGATCGACATGCACGAACGGGGCATCGACACGGAAGGGTTGTGGGCCCTTCGGCTGCCTCGCGAACTTCAGCGCTTTTTTCAAAGCCAGATCCAGCATCAAAATAGGCTGTCTGAGTTGGAGCAATTTGCGGAAGAGGATGATGTCACCAGCGAGGAGCGGGGCTGGCTCGACCTTCTGCGCCAATTGGATCGTGAGGACCGCCGCGCGCTGCTGAGACTGGCGCGCTCGCTTGCGGCTCGGCCGGCCGGCACAACGCTGCATGATAGGTCACACACATACAGGGGGGAGGGGTGAGATTCGCACTTTGTGCTGTTGCGACGCTGGCACTGGCGACGTCGGGGCAGGCCACCAGTGCGCCGCTGCCGGACCCGATTGCGTTGCCGGCGGATCTCAACGTCAAGACAGTCGTCGATGGAAAGACGTTTCGCGTCCGCGCGAAGGCGCGGACCGTATGGGTCTATCGCAAGTCCCTGTACGTGATGCCCACGCCCGAGCTGATGCATGCCATGCGGCAGGCAGTCCGACAGGCGACCGGATGCGAGGCGACAGATTATTACTTTGTGAGCGCGGCTTTTACCGGCATGCTGGATTGCTCCGGCAGGGCGGATTCTGGTGCAGGGGCGGGGGACGATGATGCGGCGTCGCCTGTGGGCCTATGACCGATAATTCGCACGGCGACATCGAGGACGAAGCCGAGTTCCGATCGGCGCTCGTCCAGTCGCTGCTCGACCAATCCGCGCTCAACATCCAGGTCCTGGCGCTGCTGACACAGATGTTTTCGAGCGAGGATGACGCCCGGCAAAAGCTGCGTCCGCTCGCGAACCGGGCAACGGACCTGATCCGCCTGCAGGCTTCGCTGTTCAAATTCCTGACCGAGGAGCGCGGAAAGTGAGCCTCGACACGCGCCTCAATGATATCCACGCGAAGCAGAAGGAACTTTCTGTTATGCAGGAGCAGCTGCTCACCCGGCTCGAGAGTGGGAACGGAGGCGGCGGCTCAGGAGGCACGGGATTGAAAGACCGCATTTCGCGTCTTGAAAGCCAGTTCGACAAACTGCGCGACGACAACGTGACCTTACGCGACCGTATCGGCTCGCAGAGCGAGCGCCTGACGCAGCTGATCGAGAAAGTCTCGCATCTTCCCAGCAAGGGCTACATCGATGCGCGGCTGCTGGGGCTGCTCGTCCTCATCGCCGCATTCATCACCTTCGGCGAGAAGCTGCAGGCGCTGGTGCGCTGACCGCCGCACACCCGCCAAGGGGAAAGACATGGCGAACGAACTGGACGATATCCGCGCGCAGGCCGATTGCCCGCAATGCGGCGCGCCGCTCAGCGTGAGCTACCGGGCCCTGCGGCTGGGCAGGACGGTCGAGTGCCCGGGCTGCGGGGAGACCGTCAAGCCGGTCGACGCCACGCCGATCGGCGCGGTGCAGCGCCTGATCGACGAGGCGGACGAGAGCTAGCTGCGCACCCCGCCGCGATCGGCGCCGTTCAGACCAGATCGTCGATCGTCAGTCCGAGGGCTTCGGCGAGCTTGCGGACGGTCCCGATCGAGCCGGCCTTGCGGCCGGCCTCGATGTCGGCGATCTGAACGCGGTTCACGCCGGCCGCGTCGGCCAGCTGCTGCTGGGTGAGGCCGCGCAGATCGCGGTACACGCGCAAGGGCGTTTCGCCGGCAAGCAGCCGATCGACGAAGGCGGCAGGAATGAGCTCTTCCTCCCCCGAGGCGTGTCGGGCCATCGCGCGGTCATAGGCGCGCAGCTCCTCGAGCTCCTCGGTTGCGGCGAAGAGCCGATCATATTCGCCGCGCGTGATCTTCACCATGCCGTTCATCGATGTGCGCCTTCGATTTCGTTGCGGGCGGCCTGGGCGATAAACGCGCTTCGGGTCAGGCTGCGCTCGGCCGCGGCCTTGTCGATCGCGTCGAGGATGCCGCGCTCGATCGACAGGTTGACGCGCTTCACCCGGTGATCGTTGCTGATGCGCGGCACCGCGATCAGCGTGCCACCGGCCGCGAGCTCCTCGGCCGCGGCTGCCTTGACCTCGTCGAGGCCACGGGGCTCGACTTCGTCCTGGTCCTCGAACCACAGATCCAGAGCTTCGCAGGCATTGGGGAGCACGTCCTCGACCCTGTCCGCCGCCGAATGGCAGCCGGGCAGATCAGGAAAGCTCACGCCGTAGGCGCTGCCTTCGTCCTGATGCATGATCGCATAGAAGTACTTCACTTCGTCACCTTTCTGCATTGGGGGCTGGTCAAAGCCAGCCCGCCATCTTCGCTATCGACCGGGCCGTGCCGGTTGGCAGGTCCTTCTTGGGATGCGGGACGATCACCGTCTTGCCGCCCTTGCGGAACTTGGCATGCGAGCCCTTGGTAGAGACGTGCTCCCAACCTTCCGCTTCGAGCCGCTTGACGATCTTCTTGCTGTCCGTTTCCATGCGCAAATAAATACACATTATAGGGTGGGTGGTCAAGGGTGATGCGCAAATAAATGCGCATTCATGCGACCCCGCTGAACAGGGCCGGCCGCGACAACGCCGGGAGCGGGGGTATCGCGCGGGGGTATGCGCGGCGACGCTGCGGCGCGCGCGGCACGGATCGCCGTCGCGTTGGCGCCGATCGCGGCGGAGGGAGTATCCGCCGCGATCGGCGGTGCAAGCCGGCCCCGGCCTGGCAAGCCCTTCTATCTGTGGGTTTTCATGCTATGTTCCGCATCCAAGGAGGCGGGGGCATGGCGAGCAGCGAAGGTCGGTCGCGGCTGACGCCGGCCATGTCGAGCCGGCGGCTGCAGGTGCTGGACTTCGTCCGCGACTACATCGTCAGGCACAGCGAGGCGCCGTCGCTGAGCGAGATCGCCAATGGCTGCGGCATAGGCCGGACGCGGGCGCATGCGCTGGTGCGCACCCTCGTTCGCCAGGGCCACCTGATGCGGCGGCGCGGGGTGCGCGGCCTGATGCTTCCCAGCGCGATCGAGGAAGCCAAGCGCAAGCTGCGGCTGGCCGGGTACCGGATCGACGAAAGCTCCGAAGGGCCCTGCACAAATTCGAGACTGCTGCCGCTGCCGGCGCTCGACTACCTCGAGGAGGCGCAGCAGCGGGAGGATGAGAATGACGACAGCGGCGACGGCGAGCGGGGCGAATAGCTGGCAGCAGCGCCACCCGAAAAAGGCCGCGCAGGAGCTGGCGCTGCGGCGCGAACGCCGCCTCATCCGCAAGGAATGGTCGCACAAGGTCAACGGGACGCCCGAGACGCATTATCGCGCCAGTCATGCCCGCCAGGGATCGCTGGCGCGGCTGTACCAATCGGGCGCGATCGACATCGAGCAGCTGAGCGCATCGCAGGAGATCGCCGCGGTGCATGAGCGCATCGGCGCCGACGTGACGGTGCGCACGGTCAGCCTGGAGACCCGTGTCGACACCGGCCGGACAGCGGCGCAGACGTTCTTCGAGAAGCTCGGCGCGGTGAGGGCGGAGGTTGCGTATACCCGCTGGCGCGCCGCGCTGCCGGGCCCGGCAGCGCCGATCCTGGACATGATCGCCGGCGACGTCGCCTATACCGAGGCGGCGCGCCGCTACAGCATGCACAATCGGCGCGCCAAGCGGCTGCTGATCCAGTCGCTCGATCTCTGGCCGGCCATGGCCAGGCAGGCACGCGACGAGATCGACGAGGCGACGCTGATCGCCGCGCAGGCGGGCATCCTCTGATCCCTGCTTCTGGCCCCCTACTTCTGGCCCCCTGAACAAAAACGAGACTGCCCGAACGGCCACGGAACTGGCAAATCCGACCCCGCCACAGTTGCGTCCGCCTGGCCTGGACCGCAGCTCTTCCCCCCGGAAGGCCCGCTACCGACCCTGGTGGCGGGCCTTTCGCATTTCCGGAGCCCTCCATGCGCCCAACATTGCGCACAAGGGCCACGCCAAGCCTCGCGGCGCTGGTCGACGCCGAGGTCGACCGGCTCGACGGCCTGGTAGCGGCGGTGCGCGCGGGTATCCGCAGCCCGGCCCACTATGCCGAGCTGGAAGAGCAGGCCGACGCGATCGGAACCCGGCTGCGCGCAGCCTTTCGGAGCAACCGATGATCGACATAGGCAAACTGCGCCGGCGCATCGCTGTGATGGCCATGCCCGACGACGAGACAACGGTTACGCGCCGCTGCCTCGAGCAGATGGTGGCGGAGCTGAGCGCGGCGCGCTCGGCCGGCAGCCGCGCTCCCGAGCCGACGGCGCGCGCGCTTTGACCTGGCTGCGCGTGCTCAACGCCGTTCTCGAGCTGTGCGACGGGCGCGGCCGGCTGGTCGCTCACACCGAAAAGCCGTGGTGGAGCGCCACGTTCAACGGCGTGCGGCATGAGCTGCTGCTCTCGTTCGAGGGCGAGGAGGCCACGCTGATCGGCGAGGCGCTCATCGCGGAGCTGCCGGGCATCGAGTTTTCGCTGCCCGGCCAGATCGTCGTCGAGGCCAGGGTCGAGTGGGCGCGCCGACAGACCGATCCGCAGCGCCTCGACTGCCAGTTGATGCTGCTGCTGCTCGATGAGGAGAGGGCCGCCGCATGAGTGCGCACCGCATCCCCCGGACCACCGAGCAGGCTACCGCCATGCTCGAGCGTTTCGCCGTGCTCGCCGACGAGATCGGCGCGGTCGAGGCTGATCGCAACGCCGCGATCGCCGACGCCAACGCCATCGCCGACAAGGCGCTCGAGCCCCTGCTGGCCGAGCAGGGCGTGTTGCTGACCAAGCTGGAGCCCTGGTGGGCCAAGGCCTCGGCCGAGCTGACCAAGGGCAAGCGCAAGTCGATCGAGCTGGGCGGATGCATGATCGGCAGCCGGCTGGGCCGCGATACGCTGGGCACGGCCGACGAGCTGGAGCCGGTGATCGCCTGGCTGCAGAAGCGTGAATGGGCCGCGCCTCTGCTGCGCGTGACCACGACGATCGACAGGGCGGCCGTGCTCAAGTCGATCGACGGGTGCTACAAGAGGCAGCTGGCGAACATGGGCTTCTCGAGAATCGCTGGGGCCGAGACGTTTTATGTCGTCCGGGCCGAGCAGCAGGGCACACGGGCATGAAGCTGGCCGAACTCGACCACGTCAATCGCAGGGCGATCGACCGGCGCAAGCTCTATCGCCTGCTTGAGCACGTTGCCGCCGACAAGCTGACGATCGCCATCGATGGCGAGCGCCAGGACGAGGCCATCGTCGCTCTCGCCCGCGTCGTCATCGAGCGGGAGCTGCAGGCCCGCATCAACCTCATCGATGCTGTCCTCAAGTCCTACGGCGTCCTGGTCGACTAGATGGCCCAGCGCGTCGAGCGGCTGCGCGGCCGCGCAGGCCAGAGGCAGCGCGCCCGCCGGCTGCGGCGGACCAATGGCTTGTGCGAACGCTGCCAGGCCGAAGGGCGCACCGCCCTCGCTGTCGTCGTCGATCACATCAAGCCGCTCGCCCTGGGCGGCAGCGACGAGGACAGCAACACCCGCAACCTGTGCCGGGATTGCCACCTCGAGGTCACGGCCGAGCAGTTCGGCCATGCCCAGATCGCCGGCCGCGCCGGCGTCACCACGACCGGCCGACCGACGTTCAGAAACCATGCCTGGAACCTGAACGGACCGGGGGGCGGGTCAAATCCCGGGGGGCCATCCCCCCGTACACCGAGCCGCTCCTTCGTTTGTGGTGGGAGGGGTTTGAAAGTAAAAAGTTCGGGGCCGGATGATGGCTAGGGCGAAGGCCGGCGAAGGCGAGGTCGCCGAGCCGAACTGGTCGAAGTTGCTGACCGAGCGCGCGGAGCGCGACGCGGCGCGGCGGCACTGGAAGCGGGTGACCGCGGAGATGCAGGCGCTCGAGACGCTTTCAGCCGCGAACGGGCACGCGCTGCAGCGCCTGGTGCTGGCCTACATCGTCTACGATCGCTGCTCGCTGCTGGTCGCGACCGAAGGTGTCGTCACCACGCCGGCAGCGGACAACCCGAAGGCGATCGCCCGCCTGTCGGTCTACTTCAAGGCGCAGAGCGAGGCGGAGAAGACCGCCGAGCGCCTCGAGCAGCAGCTTGGGCTCTCGCCGGGACGGCGGGGCAAGGTCGGAAAGGTAACGAAGAAACGGGAGCGCAGCGCCGGTGCCGACGCGTTCCTCGGGCCGAAGGGATAATTCGGCAGCGGCGGACCCGACGACGGCCTGGGCCGAAGCGGCGGTCCGCGGGGATTTCGTAGTCGGCGAGCTGGTCCGCTACGCCGCCGAGCGGCACCTTCGCGATCTGCGTGACGCCGAATCGCGCGGGTATTTCTGGCGGCCGGAGCTGGCGCAGCGCGCGCTGGACTTCTTCCCGTCGCTGTTCACGATCACCGACGGCCCGGCGGCCGGCAAGCCGTTCACGCTGATACCGTACCAGGTATTCATCGTCGGCTCGCTGATGGGCTGGGTCAACGCCGACGGGCGCTGGCGGTTCCGGTCAGGCTACGTCGAGACCGGCAAGGGCCAGGCCAAGTCGCCGATGATGGCGGGGCTTGGCCTGTACGCGATGGGCTGGTGCGGGTTCCCCCGCGCCCAGATCTACTCCATCGCGGCGAACAGGCAGACGTCGATGGTCCTGTTCAAGGACGCGACGGCGATGTGCCGCGCGCCCGTGCCGGGCTATGACGAGCACGAAACGCTCGAGGCGCTGGGCCACGTCGTCATACGCGGCGAGGGCGACAACGCCCACAAGATCGAGCACCCGGGCTCGCAGTCGTTTTTCCTGCCGTTGGCCGACGGCAAGCAGCAGTCGGGGCCACGCCCGCGCATGGTGCTGGCGGACGAGATCCACGAGTTCTCGTCCGACGCGCAGATCCAGACCTGGCAGCGGGCGATCGACAAGATCGCCGGCAGCGCGATGATGGTGCTGGGCAGTAACACGCCGGCGACGTCGCAGATCGTCGGCACGATCATATCGGACACCGCCCAGGCCGTCGCCAAGGGCGACGTGAAGAACGATACCGCCTTCGCGTTCGTGGCGCGGGTGGACCGGAAGGACCGGGAGACCGTCTTCGACAACCCGGCCTGCTGGGGCAAGTCGCTGCCGGCGCTTGGCGTCACCTATCCGGTGACCAATATCCGCGAAGCGGTCGAGAGCGCCCGGACGCTCCTGTCGACCGCGTCGTCGGTCAAGCGGCTCTATTTCGGCATCCCGACGGGCGCCGCCGATTTCTGGATCGACGAGGAATGCTGGGCCGCGGTCCTCAAGGTCATCACCGACGAGGACCTGCAACGGCTGAAGGGCTGCCGGTGCTGGCTCTCGCTCGACCTGTCGAAGAAGAACGACCTGACGGCCCTGACGGCGACCTGGATCGCGGATGACGGCAAGCTCTGGTCGAAGACCTGGTACTGGACATCGAAGACGGGCCTGGCCGATCGGGCCACGGCCGACCACGCGCCCTACGAGGACTGGGTCGAGCAGGACTGGCTGACCGCCGTGCCGGGGACGACGATCGACAAGACCTTCGTCGCCGCGCAGGTCGCCCGGCTGGTCGCCGAGCACGACGTGCAGGAACTGGTGTTCGACCCGGCGCAGATGGCCGATTTCGAAGCCGCCTGCGAGGAGATCGGGCTGGATGCCTGGCGCTACGAAGGGCCGGACAAGCCGGTAGGCACGGGCCTCAAGCTGGTGAAGCACGCGCAGGGCACGCGCGTGGTGTTCGAGGACCGGCAATACTGCATGCCGCGTTCGATCGAGCGCTTCGAGGACAGGATCCTCAAGAAGACCATCGTCATCGACCATTCGCCGGTGACCTACATGTGCGCGGCCAACGCCGCTCTGATCGAGGACGGGATGAAAAACCGCGCGTTCGACAAGAAGCGATCGCGCGGCCGCATCGACGGCCTGGTCACAACCGCCATGGGCGCGGGCGCCGCGGACAATGTGCCGCTGACCGCGCCGAAATCATTCTGGGAAACGGACGAATGAGCAAGCTGGCGGTGATCGCACGGGACGTCATCGGAATCGGCGGCGCCGCGCTGGTGATCGGCGGCATCGCCTCGCTGAGCGCGGCGGCGGCGATGATCGTCGCTGGCCTGGCCATCGTCGCCGCCTGCATCCTCTGGGCGCTGCACGCCTGATGCGGGGCCTGTTCGGCGCGCTGGTCGCGCCCGGTCGGAAAGAGGTTACGCTCGACCAGTTGCCCGGCTTCCTGATGGGGGCGGAGAGCAGGTCGGGCGTCAGCGTCACCTGGTCGAGCGCGCTGCAGGTGGGCGCGATGTTCGCCTGCGCCCGCGTGGTCGGCGAGGGGCTGGCGCAATCGCGTGCGCGGCTGATGCGGCCGCGCCAGGGGCGGCCGGGCGCCGATGCGGCGTCCGACCATCCGCTGCATCGCCTGCTGTTCCTGGAGCCCAGCAAGGGCCAGACCGCCTTCGGCCTGATCGAAAGCATCGCCATCCACCTGATGTTCGTCGGCAACGCCTACGTCTTCGTCAACCGGGTGGGCGGCAATCGCGTGCACGAGCTGATCCTGCTCGAGCCGGGCCGGGTGACCGTCACGCGGCGCCCGGACATGACCTACAGCTATGAGGTCGCCGGCGACGACGGCGCGACCCGGCCAATGCCGGACGGCTCGATCTGGCACATTCGCGGGCCGAGCTGGAACGGCTGGATGGGGCTGGAGACGATCCGTCTCGCGCGCGAAGCGCTGGGCCTGTCGCTGGCGCTGGAGGGCAGCCACGCGGAGCTGCATGGATCGGGCAGCCTGGAGACCGGCACCTATTCGATCGACGGCGAGCTTACCAACGACCAGCACAAGAAGCTGGCGGGCTGGCTGAAGAAATACGCGTCCGGCGGCGAATATGCCAATATGCCGATGATCCTGGATCGCGGCGCGAAGTGGTTCTCGCGCCGCATGTCCGGGGTCGACAGCCAGCACCTGGAGACGCGGCGCTTCCAGATCGAGGAGATCTGCCGCTTCGCGCGCGTGCTGCCGATCATGGTCGGCCTGACCGAGAAGACATCGACCTACGCGAGCGTCGAGCAGATGCTGATCGCCCACGTCACGCATACGCTGTCGCCCTGGGCCGGCCGCATCGAGCAGTCGGCCGAGGTGGCGCTGCTGACCGACGCGGAGAAGGCCGAGGGGCTCTTCGTCCGCTTCAACCTCAACGCGCTGATGCGCGGCGATTTCAAGGCGCGGCAGGAAGGCCTGCAGATCATGCGCCGCAACGGCGTGATCAACGCCAACGGCTGGCTCGAGATCGAGGACATGAACCCGCGCGATGACGCCGGCGGGGACCAGTACATCGTCGAAGCCAACATGGCGCTGCAGGACGGCCGCGATCTGCCGCCGCCGAAAGCGCCGGCCGGCAAGGAACCAGATTGATGGCTCGTCCGGTTGAATTCGCCGAAGCGAACACGCTGCTGCTCGCGCCGGCCGGCCACGAGGACAGTGTCGCGCCGCTGCCCGTTCACCGTGGCGACGGGTGCGTCGTGTCGTGCTGGCAGCTTTCGGCGGAGGATCTGCGCCGCATCGCCGAGACCGGCGAGATCTGGCTCTCCGTGTGGGGCCATACCGCACCGCCCGTGCTCGTCAGCGGCCTGAAGGAGCATGTCATCTGATGGATCGCCTGGCCTTCGACCTGGAAGTCAAGCTCGCCGATGGTGGCGCCGAAGGAACGATCGAGGGCTATGGCTCGGTGTTCGGCCTGCTCGACCGCGGCGGCGATATCGTCATGCCGGGTGCGTTCAAGGCGAGCCTGGCCGAGTGGCGCAAGAAGAAGGCGCTGCCGCCGATGCTGTGGCAGCACGATCCCTGGCAGCCGATCGGCGTGTGGACCGAGGCCAGCGAGGACGAGAAGGGGCTGAAGCTCACCGGCCAGCTCGTCCTGGACGTGGCGATGGCGAAGGAGGCGCGCGCGCTGATCGGCGCCGGCGCCGTCAAGGGCCTGTCGATCGGCTATCGCACCAAGGACCACGAGATCGACCGTACGACCGGCGCGCGCAAGCTGAAGAAGGTCGACCTGTGGGAGATCTCGCTGGTCACCTTTCCCATGCTGCCCGAGGCGCTGATCTCGGGCGTGAAAACCTCGATCGACGATCGGGAGCTGGAGCGGGCCCTTCGCGACGAAGGGCTTTCCCATCGCGAGGCGAAGCTGGCCGTCAGCGTCGTCCGCAAACAGCAGGTCCTCCGAGACGGTGGACAGACCGAGCCGACATCCCGGGACGGGATGAAAGACGTGCTCATGTCCCTGCGCAGGGCTGGCGAAAGCCTGCGCTAACCCCCGGAGATACTCATGTTCATCGGCAAACAGGGCGCGCTCCTCGCGGGCGCGCTGCCGCTGGCGCTCGCCCCCGAGCGCAAGGAAGAAGGCTCGCTCACCACGGAGGTGAAGACCGCAGTCGAAGCCCTCGGCAAGACGTTCGAGGAGTTCAAGAAGAAGAACGACGAACGTCTGGCGCAGGCCGAGAAGAAGGGCGAGGACGCCGTCACCAAGGACGAGGTCGAGAAGCTCAACAAGGGCATCGAGGACGCCAAGGCCGAGCTGAAGAAGCAACTCGACGAGCTCGAGGCCAAGGCCAACCGGCTCACGCTCGGCGCCGGCGGCGAAGGTTCCGTGGAAGCGAAGGCCGCGGCCGCGTTCGGCGAGCTGATCGGCAAGGGCGATTATTCGCCCGACGAGCTGAAGCAGTATCGCGCCGATCTGGGCGGTTATCTTCGCCGCAACGAGGTCAAGGCCGTGACCATGCAGGTCGCGGTCGATCCGAGCGGTGGCTACTGGGTCACTCCGGACGTGTCGGGCCGCATGGTCAAGAAGATCTTCGAGACGACGCCGATGCGCCAGCTCGCTAACGTCGTCTCGATCGGCACCGACCGCCTCGAAGGCCCGATCGACAACGGCGAGTTCGATGCCGCCTGGGTGGGCGAGCTGGGCACGCGCAGCCAGACCGACGCCTCGCAGACCGGCGTGTGGTCGATCGATGTCAACGAGCTCTACGCGTACCCCAAGGTGACGCAGAAGCTGCTCGAGGACGCGAAGATCGACGTCGAGGGGTGGATCTCGGACAAGGCGACCAACAAGTTCTCGCGCAAGGAGAACGCGGCCTTCATCAACGGCAGCGGCATCGGCCAGCCCAAGGGCATCCTGAAATATGCCACGGCCGCGACCGACGACGCTTCGCGGCCGTGGGGCACGTTCCAGCACCTGATCACCGGAACCTCGGGCGGCTTCGGCAGCAGCTCGAACGGATCGGACAAGCTGATCGACCTCATCTTCGAGGTGAAGGCGGGCTATCGCCAGGCGGCCAAGTTCCTGATGGCGCGCAAGTGCATGCGCGACGTGCGCAAGCTGAAGGACGGGCAGGGCAATTACCTGGTCGACCTGCGCCTGCGCGACGGCGCGCTCGTCGAATCGATCTTCGGCTTCCCCGTCGTCGACGGCGAGGACATGCCGGTGATCGCGGCCGGCAGCCTTTCGATCGCGTTCGGCGATTTCGCCGAGGCCTATACGATCGTCGATCGGCTGGGCACCTCGGTCGTGCGCGACAACATCACCGCGCCCGGCTTCGTCAAGTACCACATGCGCCGCCGCGTCGGCGGCGGTGCGGTGAACTTCGAGGCGCTGAAGTTCCTCAAGTTCGGCACCTCGTAACGCGCAAGACGCACCGCCGGCGGATCCGCGAGATCGCCGGCGGTCGCTTCGCGCTCCTGTTTGCCTTTCTCCATGGAGGATCACATGACCCCCAATCGCGATAGCGCGTCCGGCCTGTTCCCGGTGATCGCGCTCAGTGCCGCAGTCTATTCCGCCGACAATACGCCGGCTGCGATCGACCTGCTCGACTATCAGGCCGCCACGCTGCTGCTGAACATCGGCGTCGGCGGCATCACCTTCACCGGCGCCAACAAGGTCGAGTTCGTTCTGACCCATTCGGACGACGGCACGACCTATACCAACGTGACCGACGACGACGTCGTCAAGGACGACCTGGCGCCGGCGACGATTACCGACGGCATCATCCGCGCGCTCACCGCCGCGCATGCTGCCGCGACGATCCAGAAGCTCGGCTACGTGGGCGGCAAACGCTACCTCAAGCTGCTTGCCGACTTTTCGGGTACGCACGGCACGGGCACGCCGATCGCGGCCAGCGTCGTGCGATCGCGCGCCGCGCTGCGCGGCGCGGCCTAGGAGCCGAAACCGATGGCGCTCCTCGGGCTCGACCAGGTCAAGGCGCACCTGCGCATCGAGCCCGGGGACACCAGCGAGAACACCTATCTGCTGGCGCTGGCGAGCGCGGCCGAGCGCGCCTGCGAGCTGCGCACGGGCCGCTGGATCGATCCGTCCGACGCGCCCGACGACAGCCTGACCGAGCCGTTCAGCGCCACGGACCTGGACCTGCTGCGCCAGGCCGCGCTGATCATGATCGGCGAGTGGTACTGCAACCGCGAAGCCTCGGCCGAAGCCACCGGCATCGCCGAGCTGCCGCTCGCGGTGACGTGGATCCTCGATCCGTTGCGGGACTTCGCGGACCGATGAGTGCGCGCGCTGGCCGCCTGCGCGAGCGGGTGAAGATCCAGGCCAAGAACCTGGTCGACAACGGCAAGGGCGGGCGCATGCGCCCCGTCGGTGGACCCGAGTGGACCGACGTGGCGACGGTCTTCGCCGAGGTTCTGCCGCTACGGGGCGATGAGGCGCTGCAGCATGCGGTCCTGCGATCAGTGCAGCTCTACCGCGTGACGATCCGCGCGCGCGATGGCGTGACCCCGGCGCATCGCCTGTCCTGGCGAGGCTCGGCGCTCAACATCAAGTCGGTGGCGATGAGCCCTGGGCGGGGGGAACTGGTCATGACCTGCGAAGCGAACGTGCCCACCTGATGGCCCGGCGTCGCGGTTTTCGCGGCATCGGCCGGGTACGGCGGATGCTGCGGCGGCTACCCGACAACGTCCGCAAACAGATGGTGGGCGTGCTCGAGGGAGCTGGTCGCGGCCTCAAGTCCGCCATGCGGGCGCGGGCACCAAAGCGCACCGGAGCGTTGGCGCAGGGCATCGAATACAAAGTCTATCCGCGCTCCCTGCGGCTCCGGGTCGGCTTGCTGCGCACCAGGGCCGGCCGCGCCGACCTGTTCTACGGCCGCGTCCAGGATCTTGGCCGCAGGCAGCAGACGGTGGTCGTCCGGCGGCTGATCCGCGGTGGTCGTGCCGAATGGAGCGGCCGCATTGCCGGCGGCAGCGCGCGTGCATCGCGCAAGCCGAACGATCTGCTCACGAAACCCTATCCGATGAAGGTCCCGGCCATGTCCGCCAAGCGATTCGTCACCGGCCGCTTCCCGGATCTGCGCGCGGCGATGCGCAATGGACTGAAGGGCGTTCTGGCGCGGGCGCTCAGAGGATCGGGAGGCGGAGGTGACTGACGCGAAGTCGGCCGTCGAGGCGGCGTTCTATCAGGCGCTGGCATCGAGCGTGACCGGGGCAACGGTCTATCAGGACGTACCCGAAAACGCCGACCTTCCGATCATCATCGTCGGCGACATGAAAAGCGCGCCGCTGGGCGCGAAGAACGATCCGGATCGTCGGGTATCCGTGCTGGTCGTGGCGATGGTCGCGGCCGAGGAGCGCGCCCCGCTGCTCGATCTGCAGCGCCAGATCGAGGCCGCGCTTGATGGCCGGGTTTTCACGCCGACGGGATGGCGGCTCGCCGTGACCTTCGAGGACGACGACGCCCAACTCGCGGAGGACGGCGTATCCTACGTCGGCACCTCCGCCTTCGACGTGCTCGCCCTGACGACCTGAACCGCGGGCTTCGTCCCGCTTCGAAACCCTCACCGGCCCGCCTCGCCAGCGGGCCTTTTTGTTTGAAGGAGCAGGCAGTTGGCGAAGAAACTTGGCAACGACTACCGGTTGTGGATCGAAAGTGCGACGCCCGGAACCTACAACGAGATCAAGGGCCAGACGACGCTCAAGATCAGCCGTCAGACCGGTCTCACGGACACTTCGACCAAGGATGATTATCCCTATGGTACCTCGGCGCCGGGCCTGAAGTCGCTGACGATCGACTGCGAGCTCTACCCCAACCTGCCGGATGCCAATGGCTACACCATTCTCGAAACGGCAGCGAACGCGGGCACGACGACCGCGGTCAATTTCCAGATCCGTAAGGGCGGGTCGACCGGTGCGAGTGGCGATGCGGTGTTCCAAGCGTCGATGTATATCGGCAACTTCGACACGGATTTCGGCAAGAACGACGTCGTCAAGTGCACCTGTCAGCTCACCCTGGCCGCCGCCCCGACGACCGACACGCTGTCTTAAGCCATGCCGGACGAAACCACCGCGCCGGCAACGCTGGCGATCGAGGAGCGCGGCGAGATCGCGCTCGTGCTCGAGGGCGACACCTACGTCCTGCGCCCATCCTACGAGGCGATCGAGAGCTTCGAGACGGCAACGGGCAAAGGCCTGGTGCAGCTATCCCGCGAGGCGATAGAGGGGCGGCTGCGACTGGGCGAGACGGCGCAGATCGCCGCCGAGTGCATCCGTGCCTGGGGACGCGCCAAGAACCGCCCGAGCGTGGCAGGCGTCAACGCGGTGCGCATCGCCGAGCTGATCATCGAAAGCGAGGCGGGCGTCATCGGTGCGTCGCGGACGCTGGCGACCATGCTCGCGATGGCCGCGACCGGCGGATATACCGCGCAGGGGGAAGCGAAGGCGGGGACGATGACGACGACGGCCGAAGTCCCCGCCGCAAGCTAGCCGGCTTCGCCATGGCCGCGCTCGGGTGGCGGCCGAACGAATTCTGGGCGGCCACGCCGCACGAATTCTGGACCGCCGTAGAAGGATGGGAGCGGATGAACCCCGCGCCCGAAGACTGAGCGCTTGGGGGCGGCCGATCGGCCGCCCTCATCATATCGAGGATCGACGATGGCCGGCACGCAGGAAACGCTGGCGCTCGGCATCGATGTCGCGACCGAGGTGATGGCCTCGAAAATCGCGATCGGCACCAAGGCGCTCGATGTACTCGAGCAGGCCGGCGTCAGCGCGGCCGAACGCATCGAGGCGGCGACGGCCCGGGCGGCCGTCAAGTTCGGACCATTCGCGCAGGCTGCGGACAATGCCGTCAGCAACGTGCGCAACTCATTCAAGGCGGCCGTATCCGAGGTCGAGAAAGTCGCCACGGCTCTGGCAAATTCGGCGAACAAGGGCCTTGGCGTGGACCTCGGCGCCGAACAGGCTCGCGAGGCAGCCACGGCCGCGCGTCAGCGCGTCGCCGCGATCGGACAGGTCGAAGCCGCGGTGCGGCGCCAGGCCGCCAGCGAGACACAGCTCACCGCAACCACGAAATTCTATCTTGCCGCCGTCGAGGAAGCGAAAATCAAGGCGGCGGCCTATGCCTCGCAGCTCGAGGCGGAAGCCGGCGCGCTCGAGCGTCTGCAGATCGACCTCAGGCAGGCGGGGGTCGCACAGGGGCAGTTCAATCAGCAGCAGGCGCGGACGACCGTACGTGCCGGCCAGACGCGCGCCGGCATGCAGCAGCTCTCGTACCAGTTGAACGACGTTGCCGTCGGGTTCGCCGCCGGCACGCCGCCCATGATCATCTTCGCCCAGCAATCGGGCCAGGTGATCCAGGCCCTGCAGCTCATGAGCGGAAACGCGAAGGGCTTCATCGGCTTTCTCGGCGGCCCCTGGGGCATGGCGATCACATCGGCGTTGATTGTGCTCACGCCGTTTGTCGCGAAGCTTTTCGATACGAGCGAGGCGGCAAAAAAGGCGGAGGAGGCCGCAAAGAGCCTTGCGGACCGGCAACTCGACATAGCCAACTTCTTCGATCGTTCGACCGGAAAGATCCGCGAGAACAGTCGCGCGCTGATCGAGAATGCGAAGGCTCAGATCTACGCCCGCACGCTTCAGGCGGAGAACGAGCAGAGCGGGCGGCAGCGCGAAATCGCCAAGGTCGTTCTCGAGAGCCGGAAGCGCCAGATCATCGGCTTTGAGGAGACGATCGAACCATCGACCGGCAACGTCATCCGCTCGCCGATCTATTCGAAGCCTAATTCCGAGCTGATCGAGGCGATCAATGGCTCGAAGAACGATCCTGACAAGCTCGCCCGAGAGCTGGCCCGGCTCGCCAACAGCAGCTCTCCCGCGGCCGGAGACGCCAGGAGGGTTTCAGACCTCATCGCCGAGAGTGCACTGGCAGGGCGCGACACGAGCAAGCGCGAGGCCATGCTGCGTTCGCTCGAGACGGGCGAACTTGATCCATCCCTGCTGGAAACATCGTCGCGCGGCCGGGACCGATCGGGCAAGACGCGCACAGGCGCCGACGACAGGTCAGCCGACGAACTCGCCCGGCTGCGCTTGCAACTGATCGACGAGGAGGCGAGCTATACCGGTAACCTGACACAGCGGCGCGACGCTGAGCTGGCCGCAATCGACGAGGAACTGGCGAGCTACGAGCGCAATCTTGCTGCACGCAGCGACATCACTGCGACTAGAAAAGCGCAGCTTCTTGCCGCGAAGCAGGCCCTCTCCGGGCAGCAGCGCGAGAACGCCGAACAGGAATACGGGCGGGCGACCGCCACCCATCGGGCCGAGATCGAGAAGAGCACGCTGCAGGTCCAGATCTCGGATGCGCGTCTGCGTGCCCAACTCGCCGGAACCAGTTCGGCCCGGCTCCGTGCCGAGCTAGATATCCTCGATCTCAGCGACCGGCTGCGCAAGGCCGAACTCGACCGGATCATGGCGGTCGAAGCGACGGGCTCGGCCACGTGGCAAGCTGCGAAGGACGAGAGCGACTGGCTGGATCGCAGCCGCGGCACGCGCGTGCAGGTGGTCAAGGAGAGCAACCTCTCACCGATGGACGGCTATGCCAAGCACCTGCGTGACGCCGTCGGCGGCGTGGACGAGCTCAACGAGAGCTTCGAGCGCGTCGAGGCCAACGGGCTGCAGAGCCTTGAAGACGGGCTCGTCGGCATAATTACGGGCACGGAGAGCGTCGCCGGCGCCTTCAAGCGGATGGCGGCCTCGATCCTGGCGGACCTGGCGCGCATCGCGGCGCAGAAGTTCATCTTCAGCCTGCTCGGGTTCAGCGATGGCGGCTTGGCGACCACGGCGGCGGCGCGGAAAGGCTACGCGACCGGCGGGCTGATCAGCGGCCCCGGCACGGGAACCTCGGACAGCATCCTGGCGCGGCTGTCGGACGGCGAATTCGTGGTCAACGCCGAGGCGACGCGCCGCTTCCTGCCCGTTCTGCAGGCGATCAATGACAACCAATTGCCGAAATTCGCCAGCGGCGGGCTCGTCTCCCCACGACTGCCTTCGATCGCCCCGGACTGGCGGAGCCGGGGCGGCGAGGGCGGAGGCGTGTCGGTTACTATCCATGCGCCGGGCGCGACGGCCGAGACGGTGGCGATGATCCGGCGCGAGATCGCCAACGCGGCACCGGCGCTGGTCAGCGCGGCATCCGCCAACACCACCCGCCAGCTCAGCCGCAGGAAGCTCGCCTGATGGCGCTCATCACGCCGCCGGCGGCGATGCCGATTCGCCGCATCGAATGGACGCTGCGGCAGCCGCACCAAGTCAACCGCTCGGGCTGGACCGGCCGGCGCCAGGTGACGAGCCTGCCTGGCGGATCATGGTGGAGCTGCAGCGCCGAGTTCGCGCCGGTGACAGGGCAGGCCGCGGCGCGAAAATGGCGCGGGTTCTTCAACGCGCTCGAGGGCCAGTTGCACAGGTTTCCGATGGTTGCTGTGGAATCGGCGCAGCACGCTGGGGGCAACCCCGCCATCGTCAGCGGTGCCGCCGGCGCGAAGACGCTCCAGCTCTCGGCCGCGCCGCCGGCGCTCCAGGCCGGGGATTTCATGACGGTCAAGCTGTCGGACGGCTCGCACCAGCTCGTGGTGCTGACGGCGGCGATCGCCGGCACGACGGCCAGTTTCGCCCCGGGCCTGCGCCTGACCGCGGCAACCGGCGCAGGCAGCATCGAGACGATCCTGCCGTTCGCGCACGTCTCATTGACCGCTGACAGCTTCCGATACGCGGTCGACCGCGGCCAGATTTATACCTTCGCCTTCGAGGCCGACGAAAGCTTCTGACATCGATGTCCCTGCCTGATGCCACAGCCGGCGCGACCATCGCGTCCGGCTCGTTCTCGCCTGCCTGGATGGCCTTCCTCGATTTCGCCGGCGATCCCGTGCGGGCGACGACGGCGCCCTATTCGCTCACCGTCGCCAGCAGCGGCGATCCCGAACTCGACGGGTACACCTTCGACGCGGTCGATCCGACGATGGTCTCGGTCGGCGACGTCAAGAACGCCGAGGGCGGGTCCGAGACGCTGACCTTCATGCTCAGCGGCATCGTCGGGCCCGACAGCGACCTGCTGAATACGGTTGGCGACACGTCGCTCTGGCGCGGCCGCACGGCGCGCCTCTGGGCCGTGATCTACGACGAGGCCGGCGTCCAGCAGGGTGCGATCTGGCCGGTCTACACGGGCCGGATGTCGGCGCTGCAGATCGGCGGCTCGCCATCCGCGCAGACGGTCAAACTTGATGTCGAGAACTACCTGGCCTCGCTCAAGCAGGCCTCGGGCCGCACCTATCTTGGCCAGAAGAGCTTCGATCCCATCGACAACACGGCCGCGCTGACGATCGGCGTCGCCAACGGCGCGACGAAGGGCGTCGCGGGAGCGGTGCCGACGCCGTCCTGGTGGGGCCGCCTGCCGTACAATTTTCAGGTGCCTTTCTAATGGAGCACGTGCGCACGCGCGGCTGGGAGTCCGCGCTCGCAGATTATCTGGCGGCCCACCGGGCGGCCGTATTCGCCTGGGGCGACTGCGATTGCGTGCTGTTCGCCGCCGGCGCGGTCGCCGCCATGACCGGCAGCGATCCCGCGGCCGAGGTGCGCGGCCGCTATCGCACCCGCATCGGCGCGATGCGCAAGCTGCGCGGACGCGGCTGGGCCAGCCTGGAGGGGATGATGGACGCGCATTTCGCGCAGGTCCCGCCCGCCTTCGCGCAACGCGGCGACATCGTCATGGCCAACGGATCGCTCGGCGTCTGCATCGGCCGGACAGCGCTGTTCGTCGGCGAGGAGGGCGGCGCGCCGGAGCTGGTGAGCCTGCCGCTGGCGTCCTGGTCTCAAGCCTGGCGCGTGCCACATGGGTAAGGTCGTCGGCACGATCGCCAAGGTCGTCGGCATTGCCGCGCTGGTCGTCACCGGCGTCGGCGCGGCGATCGGCCTGAGCCTTGGGGCCAGCATGGGCGCCGCGCTGGCGGGTGGCTTTGCCGGCACGCTG